TCCCGTTTGGGATGAGCACACCGGTATTATTTTGAACTCGCGCATATTGCTCTAGGCCAATCTGCTGCGTAACGTCGTACTCCATGCCGACTTCAAGCGTCTGATCGGGAACGTTCCACCCTACCCTGCCCATCTCAGGCGTGTACGTCGGTGTAGTTTTAAAATCAAGATAGTCAATCGGCTTACCATGCTCAAGCTGAGCCAAAATGCTTTGAAGTCGATTTAGATATAAGCGCAGTACGTTGTTTAGTTGATCTTGATACTGCTGTGAGTAATCAACATCAGCAAGCGGAAGAGCAGGGGGCGCTATCTTTTGAAGCTCAAAGTCGCTGGTTATGGCTAATGTCATAGATTACCTTCTGCCGTCTGGACGCAAATCAAGACGAGGCGAACCAAGTTGCCAAGTTACACCAAGGCCGGTTGACTCAACCTTCATGGAAAGCTGCCTACCGCGTACCCTAGTAAAGATTTGCCCGGTAAATTTTTCAATTGGCAGTACAGCAGTTCTTGTAACTTGAGCATTGTTTGTACCGCCCACTGATGCAGGTACTGTATAACCCGATCCAGAGTTTTTAAGCGGATACAAATACATTGTCACTTGCGGGGATTCAACATCAGATCCACGAAACGTAATGTCTGGAAGAACCCGCCATACAAATGAAAAGTTATGGCCGTCATCAAGATCAAATTCAGCCGACGTTATAAACGCATTTATTGGAACTGGAATTGTTTCGCTTTCATCATCATTACCAAGCTCATGAATGACAATATTTTCTTTGTAAGTTGCTGCAATCGGGCCTTTGTTTAAGCTGCTATCTAGCCACGCAGTACGCCCCATAGATCCGTAATACCAAATGTCATCTACATAATTGTAAACAACGTATTTATTGTTCAATGTAGAGTCTTTAGAGCAGTAAAACCACCATACTTCATTAAAGCCTTCGTTAGTTCCAGAGCAAATTTGCTCGTACTGCAAATCATTAATATCATCAAAAATATATTGACGTAAATCGCAGCGCAGGGTTTGAGTGCGCCCGTCGTACTTGTAAAACTTGTCAACACCCATCCAGTAGGCTACACCGCTTGCATAGGCTACGGCATTTGGGCTAACAATTGAAATGTTGTCGCCCATTAAAGTTGCGCCCCAGACAATAGGAGCGCCAACATACTGCAATGAATAAAGAGTTGAGTCAGTCCACACCAAAACTTCTTGTCGAGACTGAATAGACGTAATAATCTTTGACCCGTGTGACAGTCGGATGCTACCAGCTTGATTCGTGGCAGCAGGAGTCCAATCTAAAATACTTTCTTGATCTGACCAGCGAATCAACATTGGATCTAAAACCGTTAAATCGTAATCATTGCAACCCATTGCAAATACAAATCTACTTATGTCTGATACAAAAATAGAGTTAATGACAGTTGGCACGCCAGAAGCTCCAACATCATCAGCAACCAGCGTAGCTCTTGTTGTTACATTTCCGTCTACATCCCAAATGTATAAACCGCCACCGCGAGGGTTTATCAGCAAATCTTCACCAAAGTTTGTCTGGCTCCACAATCTTAAAGAATTTGATGATGGCAAACCAATACCCCAAGCACCAAACCCCCAAGCGCCAGCGCCCCAACCTGTCAATGGAACCTCTACTGCCGAGCCAATAGGTATTTGATATTGGGCAACTACCAATGCACCACCGCCTGTTGCAGTGGATGTAGCATTTGCTCCAACATCTATTGTGTATGTATTGGCAGAACCAAGTGTTAGTTGATATTCGCCAGAGACAGTTATGCCGCCAACAGCAGTAGCGCCTGAAAAGCTTACAAAATCACCATCAAAAAACTCAGTTACTGCATCCGTAACTACAACAATTGGAGATCCAATCTCAGTAGTAAAAGGATCTGCACCTAAAGTTATAGTGCTTGCAATAGGTGTAACGTCGTAATATGCACCGCCACGAGAAATATAAAACTTTAGATTTGTGCCAACACCAATTAAATTTGTTCCGTCCAAGGAAATCCAATTCCAAAGCGAACGGCAAACACCTAAGAATTTAGCAAATGAAATCTTTTGCCAGCCACCAATCTTTTCTGGTGTGCCTTGACGAAATCTAATGTTATCGCAGTCATACCAGCCAGACTCACTTGTGTAACGGGTATTTTCACGATTAACTCCGGGTTTTAGGGTAAGTTTTTTTAAGGTCACGGTTTACCTCACGTAATCATGTTTGAGGCTTCGCTTGTTACCTCTGCAACTCTACGGCCCCATCCTTTACCAAACGTAGGCCAAGTGCTTAACGCCTGAAGGAACAAAAGTCTTTCGGCATTGTAATCTTCTACCAGCTTTTTAACATCAACTGACTCAGCTTTTGCTATAGTTTTCGGCCCTATAGCTCCATCCTGAATAACGCCAAGCACCTTTTGCAAAACCTTAGCCGCTCTACCCGGCCCTGAATTAACCGCAAAATCAAAGACCATAAGGTCTACGCCAGACGGAAGATCGTCGCCAGCTACCTTGTCCCAGTATTTTTGTTTGTACATAGGCGCTACCTTCTCGGGGGTAAGTGAGCGCATTTCTTTCTCATCTACTGGATGACCAACCCATTCCTCCCAAACGCGCTGAGTTACCCCGAGATTAGTCATTCCACCCGGATCTAAAGGATGGTTAACAAAACCGCCCTCGTGCTTGAGAAGCGCTTTCATTGCGGGGACTAGGTTTGACTTCATTTCTTAGCTCTCATGTCTGCTAACTTTTCCACGGTTCTACCGCCAAAATATGCAAGGAAGATGATCTGCCCCCACTGCCCCAGCAGGTTGACGTAGCTCTCTTGTGCGTTGTACCCAAAGGCGCTCATCATCGTGAACAAGAAGTACGCAACGAAAATGGCGATCAAGGCCATAGGTCGGATGTTCTTGGACAACCACGAGTCTGAACCCATGTCCGCCTCCCAGCGTGCCGTCACCGCAATCTGCTCTGCCTCGTACAGTTTGGTTTCGTTAGCCATCTTGGTCAACTCGCCGTCGTGCTGCATCTTGGCAAGATCAAGCTGGGCTTTGGCCTTGGCTTCTGGGTCTGGAATCAGCTTGTCAATGAGCTTTGAGCCGATGTCGAATATTGCTGCAAGGGGAAACATAGGTGTCCTTTAAATGCCGCAGTTGCCGGTGCAGCGGGTTAAGATTTCGTAAATGAACCATCCTACCGTGCCAAGCAACCCAAGGGTCACAAGCAAGATTAAGGCAATGGTGTAGATTTCTTCAATCTCATCGGCTTTGCGCTTCTTGGCTTCACGCTCTCTGCGAGCATCATGCGCCGCCTCTTTGTTGATGTTGGCTGCACGGGCAATGATCTTTTGCCACACGTCCATCTTGTTCGACTGGAAGAACAGCATCTTGACTTCTTCTTCAAACACACGGGCCTGCTCGATTGCAAGCTCAAGCTCAATGGCCTGCCCCATCGAAGAGCCTTTGAATGCACCCTTCTTTGATTGCTGCACCACCGTGATGGCATCAGCCTTGGCTGAGAAGAACTTACCCAGCACGGGGCCAAGTGACTCAACGTCTTTCACCGTCTTAGCCGCAACTTTGACGAGCTTAACGGCTGTCTGTATTGCAGCTAGGGCGGTGAAGGGATCAATCATTTTTTAAAACACTTGGGCCGCGCCGTAATAAATGGCCGATACAGGAGTGCTACCGTAAAAGATTGCAGTGATATTTGTTGCGCCGTAATAGACGTTTGATGCCCCTCCGCCGCCCCCGGCTACAAAGTACCAGCCCAGCGAGCCAGAATTGCTGGAGTTATCCCCGGCATACCATGTATCTATAGTGGGGTACGCTTTAACACCAACAATGCTTAGATAGTCCGTTGTAGCAGAAGTAGCCTGCCCACTTCCTGTGAAAACTAACGTGCAAAAGCTAGTCGCTGATGTGCCTTGAACCGTAAGTACGTTACCAACAGTTCCTGATGCGGTGAACTGTCCTACTGTCTGGGTTGTTGTACCCATATTGATTGTTGTAGCGACACCGGCGCTGTTGCTGATGTTGGCAAAGGTGTTGTTGCCTGAAATGGTCAACGTACCAGCACCACCTTGGTTTAAGGTGATGCCTGAGTAGGAAGCGCCGCCGCCCCGAAAAGTTTTAGCACCAGCAGCCGTTAGGCTGATTGTTCCTGTGCCTGTAATAGTGAGGTTAGTT